AAAGGAAATCCGATTCCATCGTTGTCATTATCAGGTCATGTACGATTATGTGAACGTATATTTGATGAATGTGATATTCGACAAATCGCTTATACAAACCAGAATAGTATTATATTTGGGTTACCGATATTATGTCATACCGATAAGGATGTAGTTGCAATAGCATCTGAATTACCGTATCCAGTTTTCGCAATTCAGTACCGTATTGAAAATAATACCAAGGTGTATCAGCGATTGTTTCCATTAGGCGAAGATAGAATGGAAGATAAGATGCCACAAGTAATACAAAAGCCGACACCGATGCAGACGCCGATGCCGTCACTGCATCTTTCAAAGACAATACCGCCTGTACGCACAGTATTTGTCCCACCTGTAGATGAGATGCTTACAAATATTCAAGCGATATTTATGGTGCGTCCAAATATTCAAAATGACATCTATGAATTGTTCGTCAGGTCGAATAATCCTCGTACGACCGAACTGATGTTTCATAACTTCGCGCATATCTCCGGGTATAAAACAAGCGTTATGATGAACCGTATATTCCGAAATATAACCGAAAATGAACGACTCGATGCACAAGAAGAAAGCGAAGATGAAGCCGACTTTGAAAATATAGATCCGGATAAATATGTTTCACTTCATAAGGAGTTCTTGATGATTTGTCGATTCAACAAACGGTTTTGTCGTTGGGTTCCAATCCAGTTTTTAGAATCACAATCTACAACCATGTCTCAGATAATTACGGATCAACAAGTAAAACAACACGAATTTAGGTATTTGAAATATCAACGCAAATGAGTATAAACCTAACTCTATATGTATTATACATTGGTTATCATTTTTCGCCATGGCGCATATTACTCGTTCTGTATCGCTTCACCGCATGTATCCTGAATACTTGACTACAAATGTTTCAAAGATATTTCAAAAATGGAATAAATGTATACCATATATTCGTCCGTGGTATGCTGTATCACCGGCATCATCGCCTGATCTTGTTTCCATCCTGCGTAATCAGCGAATCCAGATGATTTGTCATAATGCGCGAGAGGTGAAACTGGTCAATCACGCAGGATTAGTAGTAGTGGATGGAAAACGTATCGGAAATCACGAGCGTATTATTCGAAATGGTGCGTCCGCTTCCGCGTCCGCGTCCGCGATATGTGTGTCATCATCTGTTCCCGTATGGATTCATACCAAGATTTCGAACGAAGGAATCGACCAAACAAGAAACATGTTTGAATACATATGGGCAAACAAGTACATTCTGAACGGCATTGTCTTTGATATTTCCAATTTCACTCATCCGACACAATCTATACCTCCTTCCATGTATAGTTACAAAATTGCATTGGATTACATTTTTAGAAATATTGTTTACCCGTTTGAGAAAGAATACGGCATTTCGACACCGGCAATTATGATTGATGGACGGAATCACATTCAGCGCCTGGATCATTTATTCGATCTTCATGAACAAGGGCTTAGCCTTTGTAAACATTTGTGGGAGAAACAGTCGCAGCCACCGGTGAATCGTCCGAAATTACATTTGATCGTTGGTTCATTATTTGACACGAATCAATTGTAAATATTATCACCATATATTATATATTATGAGTACCGTAAACGAACACGAAAACCAAGACCCTCTTTCCATGTCTGGCGGAGCCAAGCGCAAGATTCGTCTCGGTAACGAGCATATGAACCTTCAACCGTCCGCCCCGATAAGTGGCCAGAAGATGCGTAAAGTTAAGCCTTTTGTATTTCGCAACCAGAAGAAATATTTAGAACGTTTACGTTCGTCTCCTTGCCGTTCGAAAACACTGAAGAAGTGCAATAGTCGTAAATTGAGACAACGTTGCAAGTACGCTCGTGGAACCAAGCGTTCGTTTTGCCGAAGACGTACAAACAAGAATTATCGATCGTAAGCTTGATTCCCGCAGCGATCAAAATATAGCTTTTATTATAAGTATTCAAATACTAATAATATCATAGTATATCATAGTATAATGTCATCAGAATATTTGCGTTCAAATCCGTTGGCGGAACATAATTCCGGAATTGCATTATCAAGTAAAGAACTGCCGCCATCACAGGCAGGCGGTACTGGAAATATGTATCAGGGACAAGGAGGTCGTGCGTTCGTTCAAGGTGGAGGTGGAATGAGCCAATACCATTCTTTCGCTGGCGATGGCCAAGAAAACGCATACGCTCGTGGATCGTATGCACCGGTGACGGTTGGTTTCAACTCTGTTACACGTGGTGGGCGTCGCAGACGTCGTGGTAGCGGTAGTAAGCGTAAACTGCGTCGCACTTGTAAGACGATGCGAAAGGGTAGTTGTACTTGTCGTATCAAAAACTGTAAGTGCTGTTGTCATACTTGTCATATTAAAAAATGTAAGTGCAGTTGTCATTCTCGTTCTCGTTCTCGTAGATACAAGCAACAAGGCGGCAGCGGCAGCGGCAGTGGATTCGCAAACGCAGCATACTCGATTGGAGGCCCTGATACGGGAGTAGGTAGAGAAACAACCGCATTAGCAAACCCGGCACCTTATACAGCATACAATAGTTGCCACCCAGTCGCATAAATATCGTGAAATCGTGAAATCGTGAAATCGTGAATGTCGGTATTATTCACATTATTCTTCTAATCGAATCAAGCATTTCCCATTTGTTTTTGGAATGGTTGATTTCATCTTGTTTTTTGCGCTTTGTTCTGTCGTTACCGAGAGATTTCCGGTTTCTTCGTCGATTTCAATGATATCAGCATCTGCCATTTCAGCTTCTCGTGAACTCGTCGTTGCGGTCGCGGCTATCGCCACCGCCTTTGATGGAGGATTGTATTTCACTACCCAGTTATTTTTGTAATACCCTTCTGTATCCGTCATAATAATACGGTATTTCTGTTTGATATAATAGGTTTGACGTTTAAGCCACTGGCTGCGAAATACATCCTGTGGATCAATGATATCGATGACGAGTGGGGCGGCATGTTTTACACGCAAAATACGTCCCACGGACTGACAAACATCCGTTTTAGGCGATGCCATGATCAGTGTCGTCAGTGTCTTAATATCCAATCCTTCAGATGCCATTGCATAAGTTGCAATAATCACCTTCTTACTCTCACTTAGTTTTAGCGCGGCTTCTTTCATTCCACCGACATAATACCCTACTGTGGCAATTTTACGGTGTTCAATCGCGTCATGGAAGTATTCCAGCAGTGACCGATTATGCGCAAGTATCATCACCTGCTGATCCGGGTTCGTCGCAAGTTCGTTCTGGAGAACGTCCAATATGAACTCACTCCGTCGGTTATAATTACATACTTTAGATATCATCGTACTAAATTTAGGATTGCCACGATAGTCATATTCCGTTTCATTGAATTCAGCGTCATCCACTTTGTATTGAATTCCTTTCACAATGACAGCATGACTCGTCGTATCGTTCTTTTCTTTATGCACAACATCCCCCAAGAAATGCTTGAATACCTTTGTTAGTCCGTCCTTTCGCACCATGGTTCCCGAGAGACCGAGCGTGTATTTCGTAACGACCTTCATCATACATCGACAGAATACTTCAGCGGACATGTGATGACATTCGTCGTATACGGAGAGACCGAATGAATCGAAGAGATCTCTCGGATACTCCTTCATGGAAAGAGATTGGAGCATTCCGATCACAATATCTTTATCGTCGATGTCGATGATCTGTCCCTGAATCATTCCGACGCGTGCTGCGGGCAAGAACTGCTGAATTCTCTCGATCCATTGATTCAAAAGGAAACTTTTATGGACGATCACGAGTGTTTTCATTCGAAGGCGCGATATAATATTAAGCGCCATCACGGTTTTTCCTTTCCCCGGATCCACATCGAGGAGCCCGCCACCACCCATTCCTGCATTTTCCGGTTTCGTTACTTGCTGTATGTATTTATCAACAATGACATTTTGGTATTCACGCATTTCACCAGCGAATACGAGAGATTCGGATACTGGTGCACCCGGAGGGATCCGCGATTCTTCTGGAAGGCCGTATATTTTCGTTCCATAAAACCGAGGAATATATATCTTTTTAGAACATTCACGATAAATCGGGAATTTAGGGGGTTGTACTGGAGCTTTAGGAACATATGCACCGACGGTGAGTTCGTCTCTCAGTATCTTTAGATCCTCGGCGTCCATACATTCTTTAAGAAGAGTATAACCCCGTGGGCCATAATACGTAGAGGCGACGGTGGTGGTGGTGGTGGCGGTCATTGTGTAGATTCGAAATAAACACTCCGAGAGATTTCAATTGTATCGAAGGTTAGTTTTAGAATAATATATAGTATAATAGTAATAACATTCTATTTGGTTTATATATAGGCTATATTCATTCAATGGATACATTCAATAAACTCATGCGTCAAGAAAAGCAACACGAAATGGTGATTTTCGTCCTTTTGATATTGTATATTGTTTTTACGCCTTCAGTCCCTCCTGCATTGGCCGAGTATGCGGAAAGCACAGTTGGACAAGTTATCGTTATTATTCTTGCTATCACTCTTTTCTTGAGCACGAATCCAGTTGTGGGTATTCTGGGATTTTTAGCTGCGTATGAATTCATCCGCCGGTCAAGTCGTGTAACCGGTGTTTACGGAATTGAGACGTTCTCTCCTACGGAACAAAAGAAACAGGAAGTAATGACAGCTATGAACCCCGCGCCCACAAAGACATTGGAAGAAGAACTTGTCGATAAACTTGTGCCAATTACACCGAACGATGAGATCGGCTTGTCTGATGGTGGCTCGTTTCAACCTGTACTTGGTCCATTGTACGGCGCAGTTGAACCGGATTACCAGGGGGTCATTTAATCATCGGATTATCGGATTACGTATCGCAAACGATATATATCATTTGTGATACACTGCTACATGAGTAGTGTGTGGTTATACTCTGCCACCGCCGCCGCCGCTACCGCCACGTTGCCCCATTACCACACCAGATGAACTCACCTTATTTCCAATTCGGTTAAATATAAAACGGAACATGTAAAAGAGAATTGCCGCGATAATTAATCCAAACATCGTACCAATAAGTGTTCGAAATATGTCATTTTGTAGGATTGTTTCCCAATTTAAGCCAACCTTACTGAGGTCTAATTCCGCCATACTACCGAGTTCGCCATTATTCGCGGATTGCTGATATAATACCGTCCCATCTTCACCTGTGGGATTGCACTTGATGTAGATGTCTCCGCTTCCTTTTGCATTATTCGCACCACGCTTATTATAATAATACATGTTTCTCGGCATTCGATTCTCACTAATTGGCTCTGTTTTTGTGATTGCAGTATCACGACTTGTGTCATTCAAACTTGCTAATGAATCACGAAATACTAATATCGCATCCTTTTTATGATAGACAATATAATTGTATACGCCGGTGTATTGTGGCAATAAATGACGTCCAACATACGTAAAGAACCCCTCCTTCGGAATAAGGTTTCCTAAATTGAAATTATTCACATCAGAAATGTACTTTCCGCCACCTCTCGATCTACTTGGCAGATTCTGAAGAATGGTATTCATAATGTCTGAACTCTGCTTTCCAGCTCCATTGCCAATATTGATGGGGATAGATACAATCAAGTTGCGCCCATCAGAGCTGGAATGATACGCAAGAAGCTCTGCATCGGCAAGAGCACCATCGTAACGATGTAGTGATGGTTGGTAAATATGGATATGCTCCACTTTATAGTCAACTCCATTGTATTTTGCCGGATACAATCCTCCACTTCCACTGTCATATGGAATGCTGATATAGGATCCTTTATGAAATACATTACAGGTACTCGTGTTGTATTGATATGAAAAATTACATGTCGAAGAACATGACCGGTCTTCTTTTCGCATAACATCTGATGTCAAATTTACTGGCGCATCTTGATTTGATTTTTGTTTGGATGCCATTATGGTTATTTATACCTTCTTATGCGTCTTTGTATTTCTATATATAATATTATATATAATTTATGTATATGGAAATCGTATGAAACTAACACGAAACAAGATACGAAAGATACGAAAACAGGTGCATCAAAGTGTTAGAAAATGGAAAAAGGGGCGAAACTCAATCCGGAGGAAGGTTGCGACATTTAGACGAAGTCCGCGGGATCTCATTCCGAAACGGAGAAACGTATTCAATAAGACCTTGAAAAAATATATTCCGATTCAAGTCTTGGAGTATTTGAAGGAGAAATATCTCAATATGCGACAAATGCGACGAAAACAGCGACGAAT